GCGCTGTATGCCATGTCCTCCTTTCGGCAGAGACAGCCGGCGGAGAAGGCGTTGCCGCCCCCGTGCTTGGTCAGGGCGATGCTCGCGAGGTTGTGGGTGTGGCCGTGGATAAGAGCGCCGCCAAAGGAGGCGTAGTGGAGGCCTTGCACGATCGTGGCGTTGGCGCCGTGAGCGTAGCCATGAACCATGGTGACCGGCCCTAGGCGGTAGACGCCCTTGTCGGCGTGGTATGGCAGGATGGTCTTGGCTCCGCATTTGCGGGCGTGGGCGTTGATGTGGTCCTTCACCCCTTGGCAGTAGTCGCGGACTAGGGCGGAGCCTGAGCCCTGAGCGGCGTCGAGGCGGTGCTCGTGATTGCCCCAGAGCCAGACGTTAGGCCGCCAGCGGTCGAAGAACTGCTTCCCCTCGTCGATGTCAGCCTGGAGAGATTCAGCGCCTTCCTTGTCCGTGCCGACGCCTTTACGCAGGGAGCGGAAGTCGTAGTGGTCGCCGCCGGCGATCTTGAGGACGCTGCTCCCGCCGAAGTCCTTAGTGAACTCGTAGAGCGCCGCCAAGGCCTCCGGGTCGGCCATGTCGCCGTGGCTGTCCGAGGCGTAGATGAACTTGGTGAGCTTGCTCATTTGGTCAGGTGCGGGATGGGTTCGCCTTTGTCATAGGCCGCGAGCATCTCGTCGCGGTGACGGCGGGCGGTCTCTAGGTCTTTGCCCAGGTTGTGGACGATGTCGGTCTTGCGCCGGCGGATGCGTAGCCACCAGCAGTCGCCCTGCTTCTGGAGATGGTGGTTCGGGTTGTCGGTCTTGATGTAGGCGGGCTGGTCCTTTCGCCCGGTACGGGTATACTTGGGACAGGCGAGGAGGAAGGCCACGCGCTCGGCGGAGATGCCGATGCCCTTGGCCCATGCGATGGTCTCCTCCATGGACATGGGCTCTTCCACGATCAGAGATTCCACGTCTTGGCCAGATGACGCCCTTCGGCGAGGATGCACTGGCGGGAGTTAGGAGCGAAGACGAACTCCTGGTCGAACGAGTGGTACTGCTTTATCTCGCAGATGCTGTCGAGTTCCTCGTCGTTCGCGGGGCCGACTCCTGCGGTGGAGACGTAGATGGTGCGGACCTTCCAGCCGAGGTTCCAGAGGATGGACTGCGACACCCGCAGCTCGTTGATATATCGCCAGTCTGAAACGACGACCGTCTCGGGGGCGACCTCGTCGGGCGTCATCTGGATCGGGACGTAGTGGGCGAGGTTCTCGGCGAAGATGTCCGGGTTGAGGGACCGGGCAAACTTGCCTAGGGTGACGAGCACGTCCCGATGCTTCGTCTTAAAGGCGTCGTTGTGGAAGTCGCCTTCCATGTTGAGCGACCAGAGGAAGTCATTGGCGGCGTCCTTCAGGTGAGAGGCGAAGGACGTCTTGCGGGACGGGCGGCGGGACCATTCAAGGATGCCTTCCGCGAGGGTGTCCTTCCCGGCCCTTGCGAAGCCGGAGATCAGGACAAGGGTCGGAGCGGACATGGGTTCCATTAGGCGGCGGCCTCGTTAGCCTTGCGCATGGCCTTGGCGATGCGGGCGGCGATGCGGGTCTGTCGCCCGGACATCTTGACCTTGCGCCTGACGCGGCGAAGGGAGATGGCGGGATTCTTTATCAGGGCTTCGACCAGGGCTTCCCGCAGCTTGAGATGGTTGTCCATCAGAAGGGCGGGTTGTCAGGGGTGGGCTCGGCGACCGTGGGCTTCTGGGAGCCGCGGGGATACGAGAGCTTGTATTTGTATTGGGGTTTGCCCTGCCACTCGCCGTTCGGTTCGACCTCCACGCCGACGAGCAGCGTCTGGCCGCACGCGGGGCCGATGTACTCAAGGAACTCGGCGGGGGTCGCGTCGAGCCTGATCTCGTTGGTGAACTTGCCGGAGAACTTACCGACGAGCATGGCGAGGGCCTTGCCGTACTTGGTGGAGAAGTTCTTCGACAGGCAGAAGCCCTTGTCGTCGAGGAAGAACAGGCGGCACGAGGCCGTGCCGTCTTCCCAGACCTTGACCTTGTCGGTGCCTTTCGGACGGATGAGTTTCAGTTTGTACGTTCCATTCTGGGAGATGGACGTGAGGGGCGTGCGTTCGTTGTTGGGTTCCATGTTATTGGGAAAGGTATTTTAGGGCGGCGGCGACGACGATGCCGCGATATGCGACAGTCAGCAGCGCGCCTATGATTCCACCGATTGCTTCAGCCATGTTAGGCGAAGTTGATAGGGGCGGCGGTGGTGGTAGACTTGATGTCGATGACCTGAATCTCCTGAGTGTAAGACGGCCAGACGCCGGAGGCGGTGCATTCTTTGTAGAGGGTGATGGCCTTCTCGAAATCGGAGACGGCGTAGGACATCAGGTCAGGGCCGATCTCGCAGACGGCGGTGGCGAAGGGCGGTTCTTTCTCGACGAAGAGGAAGCGGAAGCCGAGAGGGCGGCGGCCCGTGGCGAGCTCGTAGACGAGACGATACCAGTAGGCCTGCAAGTTATAGCGATACCCACGGATGCTCTTTAACATACCAGCGGGAGTCGCTTCGCCGAGGCCTGTGGTCTTGATGTCCCAGAGGTAGTCGCCGCAGACGCCGTCGATGGCAGCCTTGAGCGGGACGCCGCAGTAGTCCACATGGTACATGACTTCGGTCGCGTCGAAGACGACGCCGTGGGTCTTCAGCGCAAGGCGGGCATGAGCGGCGACCAGATGGCCGATGGCGGACTCCTCCGCGTCGAGGATGGTCTTGCCGGCGTTGGCCGTGGCGAAGGCCGCCCACTGCTCCTTCCCGTCCTTGGTGCGGCGATCCACATCCGGGGCGGTGGCGTAGAGGTCGTCGAGCGTCTGCGGTTCAAGGACGGCCGCGTGAACGAACGTGCCGAACTTGAGCGCCTTGGTCTCCTCCTGGGGCGTGTTGATGTAGGCCTGATAGTGCGCCGGCGAGTTGGCGACGAGGACTTTCGCGGCGGACTGGTTGAGCGCCGGGAAGGCGCGGTATTCTTTGCGGTCGTGGATTTGGGGCATGGTGTGCGTTTGGTGGAAAGGGTCAGAGGGAGGCGGTGTTCTTCTCGATGTGGTTAAGCAGCGCGCAGACCGTGATGGCGTCGGCGGCATTCTCGATGATCAGGAAAGACCCGTTGGGCATGCAGTAACACTGGATGCCGAAATAGATGCCGTCATTTTTAGTTTTATCGGCTTCGGGGTTTTCATATTTGAACAGATACCGAAGGACGCCGGTCTTGTTGTCCTTGGACGGGAAGATGGTGTAACGCTGGCTCATGGTCAGAGGGAGGCGTCGTCGTCGCTCGGGTTATGCTCTTCGACGTGCGCCGAAAGGAGGTTGCAGAGGTCGATGGCGTTGTCGGCGGCGAGGGCGATGCGGTCGAGCTGATTGCGGAGGACGCGCTCATGGGCGATGACGGCCTTGATGCGGTCGTAGATGGGTTTGACGTGATAGGCCTCCTCGATCTTGTCGGCGTCCAGGGCGTCGAGCTCGTTGTTGACGGCGATGATGGACTCGGCGAGCGCGTTGGCGTCACCGGCGATGCCCTCGAAAGAGGTGGGGCGGAGGGTGGCCAGTTCGCCGGCTAGTTGCGTGAGGAGGTTCCTCAGGTATTCGCGGTTGGTCATTTGGTGAAGGTAAGTTCTTTGACTTCGCCGTTCGGTGCGAGCGTAAAGAATCGGACGTTGGAGCGGGCAAGGGACGGGTAGGTCTTACGCTTCCACGCGTTGAGGTCGGTCATAAAGTCGGCGGACTTGCGGGCCGTGAACTCGACGTAAGGGAAGCCGTCCAGGAACAGGAGCAAGGCGTACTGCTTCGGGACGGTGGCCGCGATCCGTTCGATGCCCTTGGGGACGTCAGCCATTGTTCCGGGCCTCCTGCCATTCCTCGACGGCGTCCACCAGTTCGGACGGGTCGATGCGCTTGGCATGGCGGATGCAGTACCAGAGTTGGTCGCCGGCCTCGCGCATTCCCTCCAGGCGTTCCTCCAGCTGCTTGATGCGGGCGTCCTTGGCCGCAAGGAGGTTCTGGCCGTGCAAGGCTCCCATGGCGGCGGAGATGGGGTCGAAGGGGTCGAAGGGCTTGGGGTCGCTCATTTGGTCAGCGGGCGGGGGGTGGGGGAGAAGGCAGGGGCGACGTTAGAAATGGCCGCAGAACGAACGCCAGAGGCCAAGGAACCATCGTCATCCGTGTCCACGCTGATACCCGCCGCAGTCGAGGCCGTGATGCGTCGAGCGTAGGTCACAAGGGAGCCGACCTGTTGGGCGTTCAGTCCTTCAGCCTTGAGCAGCAGACGGCCGGCCTCAAAGACCGTTCCATCGGCGTGCTGGAAAACCGTGGTGACGCCGACCTTCAGCTCTTCGGTCGTGATAAACTGACGAAGCGCAAGGTGATGCTTGGCTAGGATCGGCTTGATGGCGTCCAGCAGCACGTCGAGGCTGACGTACTTGGCGGTGAAGTTGGCCTTCACGGTCTTGTTTGCGCTCACGTTCTCGAGCTCAGCGAGAGCGGCGACCAGGTCGGCCGTCGCGGTGTTGGTGGGGGTGGGTTCTTTAGGCATAGGGAAAGGGGAGGTCAGTCCTTGCGGATCAGGTCGCGGATGTCGGCCTTGCCGATGGACTCTTGGAGGACGGAGAGCGGGACTTGGCGGACCTTGCCGTCGATGACGATGTTGTACGCGGGGCCGGACGGCTTGAGCGTGCTGGTCAGGGGCTTGGCGAGGACGCCGTCGGGGAGCAGGATGTAGCGCGTGCCCGGAATGACAGCGTAGGCCTGAGCCTCGGGGATGTTCTTGATGGAGGTTTTCTTCATAGGTTGGGAAAGGTCAGTTGATGGCGCCACGCTGGGCGGCATCGTAAATCAGGACCGCGTCGGCGTTCCAGAGGGTGATATCGAGTCGGCTGCCGTACAGTTCCAGCGCACGGGCCTTGAGGTGGTTCTTCCAGCCCTTGCCGTGGTCCTTCTTCTTGCCCAGGGAATGGGCGGCCTGCCACGCCTGGGGCTTCACGCGGTGAATCTTCCAACCCATGGCGACGGCGGCGCCGTAGATCATACCGTAATTCTGAGCGAGGCGGGCGATGGAGGCGGCGGGAATCTTCGGGCCGTAGCCGGCGACGGAAGGCTCCTCAAGGAAGAGCTCCACGTCCTTAGCCTTAAGCGAGACGTCAGCGATATACTGGCAGACCTCCACGTCGGTCGGTGGCATCTTGTCGGCGTAGATTTCAGGCTCGCCGGTCTTGGACCAGACGATGCCGCCAGACTGACCGGGGTCTACTGCGATGATGATGTGCGCCACGGTCGAAGGTTTCAGCGGGTCAAAGCCTTTTGCGAGCGGAATAAATTGCCGACGCGCTGGGCGTAGTCGTTAGGCTTGAAGCGCCGTTCGACCGCGCCCGACCAGCCCACGTTCCAGACCAGGGCGAGTTGTTCGGGGGACGGGGCGACGATGCCGATGCGGGCGAAGTGGTCGCGGATGGTGCGTAGGTGGGCGGACGCGATCATGTCCTGGGCGGTCGGGTTGCGCCACTTGCTGAACTGGTAGTGGTAGTGGCCTTCCCGCTTTAGCCGTTCGTTAGCGTCGTCCCATGCCTCCTTGCCGACCTGATACATACCACGTTCACCGGCCTTGCCGATGGCCTTGCGGTTGTGCCCGGACTCGACCTCGGCAACGGCGGAGAGAAAGGCCGCATCCGACTTAGCCTGGGCGGAGAGGCCGAGCAGGAGCAGGGCGACGACGGAGAAGCGCTGGTTGAGGGTCATGGCTGCTTGCCCTCCTTGGCGGCTCGCCACGCAATCACGGCGGGGTCGTCTTCCCATAGATAAGGAGACTCGCAGACCGCATCCCCCGCCTTGCGGAGCCGCTCGACCTCGGCCTTGAGGCGGGCGTAGGTGCCGACCTTGGCGGCTTCATACTCGCCGTCGAGGAGCATCAGGCGTTCCGTGTCGGCGAACAGTTTGCGGAGCCGCTCGACCT